CGACCTGTTCCCACCGGATCTCGCGCAATTCCTTGTCGCGGAGGCCAGTGTTCAGGTCCAACGCGAGTGCGGCGTGCATCTGTGGTGTACGCAACTTCTGCGCCTCCTCCAGCATGCGCGCCTTCTCGTCCGCGCTGTACGGACGTCCCGGCGACGGCGGCAACTGTAGCTTGAGGGCTTTGTCACGGCGAAGGGAGGCCCGGATGAGAAGACCTTGTTCGCCGCAGAGGCGGATCAGCAGCATCACCTCGTCGTTGATGGTCTTGGCACCCGCCTTCTCCTTGAGGCGTGTGGTCTGGTAGCGCTTCACCACGTTGGGACTGATCTCGACCACGAGGTTCTTTCCGAGATGCCGTTTGACGTGGCCCAGAGCATAGATGGCATACGTGGGCGACTGGTGCTTCGCTTTGTAGTCCTCCAGGAACTCGTCCGCAGCTTGCTCAATCGTCTTTCGCTGCTGTTCGCGGGTCTCCTCTTCGAGAACTTGGCTGTAGCTCTTCTCCAATCGCTCACGCTGGCGGCGCTCCTCTGAGATCGCCTCCGGCTTGTTCGCGGTGCCGGTGGAACCGCGATGGCGGCGTCCACCTACAACGAATTCGTAATGGTACAGCCTGCCGTTTTTGAATACGCTCATCTGTGGCTTACCTGGCGGTCATCCTTCGACCCACCACATTCATCACTTCGGTCGCGGAAACAGTCAAGGCGTAGATCGGCGCGGCCGTCCAGCGCCCCGCCTCGGGTAACTGCCGGGCTTTTCTCCGCCACCGCCACTGGGCTGCGACTCCAGGAAGGCGGTGATGTCACCGAACTTGTACCTGATGGACGTGCCATTGATGCGCCGGAACGGGCAGCCGAGGTTCAACCGCCGCTCGTTCTGCAGCACTTTCACGCTGCACCCCCGGATCGCGGCATAAACGTGTTCGTCTACCCACGCCCACGGGACCGGCGGCACCTGAGTGAGGTCGACCGTACGAGTGGCGCTCCTCATGGCGTCACCCTCAGCATCCGGTCGCGGACCTTCCAGGGTTCCGCGGGTTCCTTCTCCATTTCCGTCCGCACGTTTGCCGGGACCGCCTCGCCACCCACTTGGCGGGACCGGTAGCGATTGGGGATGCCTCGCCCGTCCAGGTAGCGAACCGGTAATTGATCCGATTCAAGAACTCGGAGAGCGTTGCGAATATCCTGCCCATCCAGGTCGCTCCAGACTCCAATCGCAAACGCGCCATCCACCCTCATCAGGCGGACTCCACCTCGATTCAAGACAGCAATCGCGGCCGTAGTCCCCACTTCAGGCTCCCGTTGACCACTGAACCCGTCAGATGTGGAGCCCTCAAAATCTACAGAACTGGGTTTTGTAGGTTCTGTAGGTTCGTACCCAGGCATATTTGGAAACTTATGTGCCTTCGGTTCTCTGTCCATCCATCGTTTCCGGTTGGCGCGTGTCTTTGCGGAAGTGTTCATTGCCAGACCTTCGGATTGACTACATACCGACTGGATGGACGACCACCGTTCGCCCCGGAGACAACTGAGAGCTCACGAAGCCACCCGGCCTCTGCCAGTACGGCCGCAGCAGCCTTAACAGCTTCAGGGGTATCCAACCCATGCCAGCCTTTCAGATAGACATCGCGCGCGGTAAACCAATCACTACTAAGGTCCTTATTTATTATATGTTTACGTCTAATATGATCTGATAATTCTCGCGCGGCATTTAACTGAGGTGTGATGAGGCAAGAGTAGACTCTATTCGCATGGGATTCGAGGTAATCATCACACCAAGCCGCCGCTTGCTGGGCGTGGTCCAGACCCACAAAGTTTTCACATATGGCCAGGGACGAACCTTCAAAACCTACAAAACCTGCCCGGTCGGCTAGTTCGAAGAGGAGTGCCAGGGACGGCATCAGACTTCGGTACTTCGACAGGTGCGAGATGAGCGCGGGATGGAGTTCGTCGCCTCGTATTCTCGCTTCGAGCCCTTCTAGCCACTCGATGAAGAGATCCTGAGCGTCAGGCGCGAAGCGGAAGCGGACCGGGTTGTCCGCGTCCAGTTCCACAAGACTCCGGAAGACCCGCGACGCCATCTCCTCCGACGCCGCGTTCGGCGCGCGATCCACGTAGGTGAAGTCCGGAATGGTCTCCGGCCAAACCAGCAGTTGAAACCGTTGAATTAAGCCATCGTTGCTGGGGCCATCTCGCAAGGCATCCACCAGGTAGCTTCGCAGCCGGCCTGGCTGAATTCCGCCCACCATCGACATGCAGCACGCCGGAACATGAATTGTGCCGCGCCCAATCCGGTCAATAGTGTGCCCGGTGTCTCCGTTCCACGCCTGGAGGCAAAACGCCCGCTCACCTTCACGGCCGGCGCGGTCGAGCAGGCTCCACCAGCCGGTGAGTTCGTCACGTACAACGAAGATGCCAGCAGGGTTCTCGCTCATGGTCTGGTGCAGTGCTTCGAACGTCGCGTCGTTTACGATCAGCCGCCGGAGAATTGGTTCTTCTGGAATTTCGGCTGGCCGATCCGGAGCCGCTGCACCCTTCTTCGTGCGCCGCTTAAACTCCTCTTTCCAGAGCGCCTTTCTTAGCTCGCCTTCCTCGACAACTCGTTTGAATTCGTTTAGATCCCTTTCGTGGTCACGCCGCCATTCGTCTTGCATCTGATTCAGGGGACGCGTGGCTGCCTGAATCACAGGGGACTTCATAAACCCCGGTGGCGCGATGATCCCACCCCAGAGATTCGGCACTACCAACCAACCGGTGTCGTTGACCTTCGGTTGAATGATCGCCCGGCGGTTTACTACGCCGGCAAGACAGAGAACTATCACAACTGCTGGGTAGTCCATCGGAACTTGCAGGCGTTCGGCGATATCCCGCACCAGGGGGCGGAATGAAGCCGGAATCAGCTTCTCAGAAAGCGGTTCCACCGAAGGCAGATCGCTTTGGATCCGGTCAGGCACCGGCCACTCGTCTTGCGCTTGCACTTGCACCTCCACGCGCGACGACTCGCCTTTCGTCGAAAGGCCCCACCGCGCTCGCAAGCGGGCGAGTGCCGCCTCGTTCAGCGGCGTCGCCGCCTCCGTCACTTCGCGGAACAACTCAAGTGTTCCGCCTGCTTCCTTCCAGTCGGTCACATCACCCTTGGGCAGAAGACCTGGGAGTTCCAAGATGCGGATACAGCGCGTCACGCCGAGCAAACTGGCCGCTACGGCAACGGCGTGACTTCGGCCCGCCGCGTCGTTGTCCGCCGGGATCACCACCGACAGGCCGCGGAGCGACTCGGAATATTCTGGTCTCCACTTGCCCGCGCCCATCGGGTTGCAGGTGGCCGGCAGACCCCAAGCCTCGAGAGTGTGCACATCTTTTTCCCCCTCGCAGACAAACACCGTTTCGGAATCACGCCGCAGGATTTCTGAAAGCCGGTAGAGCACCGGGCTGACACCCTTCATGTTCCAAATCCAGCACCCGTCGCCGGGTCTTCGTTGTCTGAAGTCCTTGGGTTCGTAGCGCACGACCTGGAATAGGAGCCGACCGGACTCGTCGGTGTAATCGTACGTGGCAACCATGCGCCGCTGACCGTTCGGCTCGCACCTACCTACGATGGCGAAAACAGCAGCCCTCGCCTCCATGAACGCGAGGCCTGCCAGCTCTCGTTCGAGTGCAATGATGTCCCATCCACGACCGCACTGCGAGTGGCAAAAGGCCTCGCCAGTGGTGGGATTCACCGCGAAGGACATCCTTTTCCCCAAGTGAACCGGACATGGCCCACGGAGTTCTCCTCCAACCTGCTTCAACTGCGGGACTCGGGAGGCATAGTAGCTCCGGACTTCGCTCGGTGTGAAGGTGAGGTTAGAGGACATATCCAGACTCCGCCAAGTAGCGCTCGACAGCACGCAAAGCCTCGGTTTGGAACTGATTCCGTGCTCGGATTGTGGTGAACTCCACGATCGGTACGTAGTTGACGCCGCCGTTCTTGGATTGAAAACGTTGCGAGGGGAGACCAATCCATCGCCTTCCGTCGGTTTCCAGCAACTGACAGTTGTCAAGAATGAGACCGGATGGTAGAGTAATGGTCAGGAAGCCCCGTAGACCACCTTTTTCAAGCGGCTTCCAATTGGTAACGGTAATTCCTCGACGCCCGCCGTTGGTCCCGGCGGGTGTCGCCGTTCGGTCCACCTCTTACCGTCCTTCCACTTGACTACCGCCGCCCGTGCGAGTGCTGCGCAGGTATTCCTCAAGGTCGGCAATCCGATACCGACACAATGCTCCGATTTTATGGAATCTCGGGCCGGTCCTGAGCCATCGCCATCGACGGACTGTTGCGACCGAGACGGCAAGCATTTCAGCAACTTGATACTCGTTAAGAAGGTTAATCAAACCGTTCGGAAGTGTTCCCATTCATGCTCCTTTGTTGGGCCTGTTGCCCTACTATCACGATGGGTTATGAACGGCTTGCAGGTCAGGGGTAACCCGGTGGGAATTCGGTGGTGTTTCGGTGGTATTTGCCGGCGTCAGCCTTCCAATTCGGCCACGGTGACGGGCCGATTGAGTCCTTTGGAAAACGCGTCCGCGTATGTCTTCAGTGTGCTTGGATGCGCGCCTTTGCCCTCGTTGACGTGGCCGAGCGTCAGTTTCTTATCGATTCCTGTCTTTTCTGCCAGTGCGTCGAAGCTCCAGCCACACTCTTTCCGTAGTCTGTCGATGTTACGGCCCGTAGCCGTCTTGTAAACTTTCGCCGGTCCTCTGTCGCCCGCCGGGTTCTCAGGTTGCTGTTGCGCCATCGGTGCCGGGTCGGCGGCCGTGGCCGGACTCCCCTCTCCGCTGTCCTCTTCGAGTGGCAATTCTGGCGACGCTCCACCGTTGATCACGGGCATCTCGCACCCTTCGGAGGGGGCGTTCGGACCGGTTGGCTCATGCGGTTGCCGGTCAGCGGGATCCAAATTCTGGCGGGGCCGCGCCACGCCTGCACGTCCTGCTTGTTGCGGGAGTTCATCCGCAAGACTGTTGTGAACGGCTGTGATCCCAAACTGCGTCGGTTTGCCCCGATGAACATACTTATCGACGCGGGTTACGTCAACAAGATTTTCACGCTGGAGCCGTAGAAGGTCGGTCTCGTCGCCCTCGGCAGGACATCTAAGCCCACCCTGGTAAGTAAGCCCAATTCCGGACGACATCGACTGGACGAAGAAGAATTCCACCCCCCCGGTCGACTCGTGGTTGGCTACCAATCGTCGGAGAAAGCCCATCTGTCTATCTGTGAGATTCATAAGGGTCTCTGCCTTCCGCGGGGCATTAATCGCTCTCGCCAACTTCACCGCGAGCTCGTCGGCTGTTCCGCCCAGAGCCTTGACCGTCTGAGCCTGGAGTTGTCCGACGATGGTCGGCTCGCTGTTTGGCGGCCGGACCTCGTGTTCTGCGGAATAGTGTTCCGCGACATCCAAGGGCGCAGGACTCTCAAAACGACACGCCTGACACTTGAAGACCTGATGCCCCTCGCGCCAGAATTTTTCCATTTCCCAATGCTTCTCCTGGCGGTAGAAATCATGGCGATGTTCCGGAGCAGATCTGTGCAGAAGTACCTCTTCCAGTTCGTACTTCTCGTACTGGCAGAGCGGACACTTGAAGAGTCTCTGCCCCTTCCACCAGGACGTTTCAAGTTGGTAATCTCGCCCCCGCCAGTGGAAAGTTTCAAGGGTGTTCGGGCCGACCGGCCTTGGCTCCAATGCTTTTGAGCCAAAATCGCCTTCACCGGTTCTCGCAGTGCCCTGATCCGATCCCTTCGCTGTTTCCTGCACGGCCGCGGACCGTGGCCCGACGTCCAATTGATTCAAGGTCGGCTGGCCCGCGGAGAGTGCCCTTGAAGACCAAACCTTGGCACGCGTTTCAAGGGGGTAAGAAAGATAAAAATGGCCGTTGATATCAAGGTATTTTCCTAGGATTTCGTCCTGACTTGGCCGTGGTTCAGCGCCGTGGTCCACACGGGCGATCATGGCGAATTCAACGCATCGGCCCCATGTACAACCTGGCGTAACCCTAGTGGGGATGGCGCTTTGTTGTTCCGTTCGCGATCCCTGTGGGTCGGGCGCCGCATACCGACAACCAAAGAAAACGACTGGCACATTCTGCACCATGTTTTCTAGGCACTTGTCATATTCATTCGACTCCAACTTTCGATTGAGCAAAACCTCGGCATGAATGTCGAAGATTCGTATGACGTAGCGCTCACAATGACGTAGTAGAGTTATTTCCACGGGCATTCCGGGCTTCAAGAACTCGGAAACGATCGCATCTCGCAGCTCTGTTTCCGCATACGCCTCGAGTTCTGTGGCATCCATCGCTTCCCCTGTGAGACCTTGCAAGTAATTGCCGCCAACCGGGTAGGTCTCATTGGCGGTACCCGACGGTCACTAGCTACGGTGAGTAGCCCTGAGTAACCGTTAACTTCATATATTACATCGTTTTGTGAATCGACGAATGTTCTCTATAATCGGGCATGACCACTGTGCCGCCAACACCACTCATCGAAGTCTGGCCGGTCAGCCGGCTGGTCTTCTACGCCCGAAATCCCAGGAAGAACGACGCCGCGGTTGACCGGATGTGCGCCAGCATTAAGGAGTACGGCTTCAAAATCCCCGTGCTGGCGCGGAGCAGTGGTGAGGTGGTGGACGGCCACCTGAGGTTGAAGGCCGCGAAGAAGTTGGGGATCTCGGAGGTGCCAGTCATCCTCTGCGACGAGTGGACCGAGGCGCAGGTGAAGGCGTTCCGATTGATGGTGAATCGGTCGGTCGGCTGGGCGGAATGGGATGACGAACTGCTGGCGCAGGAGTTAACGGACCTGAAGGGCCTCGATTTCGACCTCAGCCTCACCGGCTTTGACGACCGAGAGATCGACGACTTCCTCCGCGATCCCGGTGACGACGATCGGGCCGATGACGTTCCTCCGGTACCAGAACATCCCGCTTCGAGGCCGGACGACATGTGGCGGCTTGGCAATCACAAACTCATCTGCGGAGATTGCACGCAGGCCGATGTCGTCGCGAAGCTGTTGGGGCCGGTGAAGCCTATCTTGATGGTCTGCGATGGTCCCTACGGGGTGAATCTGGACTCCGAATGGCGCGACCGGGCGGGCTTGAATACCGCACCCGGCCAGAAGCGGTCGGCGGCCGGTAAGGCGGCTGCCAAGGCCAACCCACAATATCCTGCCGAGCCCAGCTACATGAAGCACCGCACCGCGGGTCATACCGAGACCACGATCTCGGGTGACACGCGCGCAGACTGGTCGGAGGCCTACGAATTGGTCCCCAGCCTTCAGGTCGCTTACGTGTGGCACGCCTCTGTGCACACGGTGGAGGTCGTGAATGGGCTGCTCCGCATCGGGTTCCTCTACCCACAACAGATCATTTGGTATAAAGGGCGTCCCGTCCTCACTCGAACTCATTATTGGTTCGCCCATGAACCTTGCTGGTATGTCAGGAAGAAGAACGCTCCGTGGTTCGGGACCCCAGGAAGCGAAAACACCAGCGTCTGGGAATACAAGAGTCCAAAATTCATCATGGGTGGCTCGAAGGAGGTCGGCGACGACAAGCAAGATCATCCGACGCAGAAACCCGTTGAGTTGATGCGCAAGCCGATTCTGAATCACTTGAAGCGCGGCCAGGCGGTGTACGATCCGTTCCTCGGTAGTGGCACTACGCTGATCGCCGCGGAGATGACCGAGCGCGTCTGTTACGGGGTCGAACTCGACCCGAAGTTCGTTGACGTAATTTGCCAGAGGTTCATGACGTTCTCGGGTAAGCCTGTCACGCTGGATGGCGACGGCCGGACGTTCGAACAGATCAAAGCCGCACGGCGGGGAGTTGCAGCATGAATCGCCCGCTGCCGCCGGGAGATTGCGGAGGTCGAAGCTGGCATTCGGGCCGGCAATCCGGATCTCCAGGGCCTGTGCCTGGCGCTAAGCGACTGGGCGGGCGAACTGCGCCTAATCGAGAAGGAGCGATGATCGGTGGCCCGGCCTAAGGTAAAGATCGACCTCATCGAACTGGAGAAGCTCGCCACCCTGCAGTGTACCGAGGAAGAGATTGCGGCATATCTTGGGATCAGCGCACGAACGCTGCAACGTCGTCTCAGAGTCGCCAAATTCGGCGACATCGTGGAGCGTGCGAGAGCGAAGGGTCGCGTCTCGGTGCGACGCAATCTGTTTCGTCTCGCAAACAGCGGCAACATCGCAGCGGCGATCTTTCTTTCGAAGAACCTGCTTGGCTACCGGGACGTCGTCAACACCGAACACACCGGCATGGGTGGCGGCCCGATTCAGATTGCTGCCAGGCCGGATCTGTCACAACTATCCGATGAAGAGCTCCAACAGCTTCGCGCCATTACTGACAAGACCCTGCCTCCGGGACGAAATTGAACGGGAGTTGGCGACTCGGCAGCTCCGTGAATTCGTCCGTCAGGCATGGCCGATCATAGAGCCCTCGACACCCTTCGTCCCCGGTTGGCATATCTACGCGATCATCGAGCACTTGGAAGCGATTAGTCGCGGCCAGATCCGGAAACTCCTCATCAACGTCCCGCCGCGGCATATGAAGAGCTTGCTCGTCTCCGTTTTCTGGCCGGCGTGGGAGTGGATCCGGTGGCCTGATCGCCGCTGGCTGTTTGCCAGCTACGCCGAATCGTTGGCCATCCGCGACAACGTGCGCAGCCGACGGCTGATTCAGAGCGCGTGGTACCAGAACAACTGGGGCGCGACCGCTTCCAGTTCGCTGGGGACCAAAATGAAAAGCGCAAGATCGAGACAAATCGGACCGGCCATCGAATCGCAGTCGGCACGGGCGGTTCGGCCACCGGTGAAGGGGGTGACCGCCTGGTGATTGACGATCCCCACAACATCGTTGACATCGAAAGCGCTACTGTACGCAAAGGCGTGCTGGACTGGTTTGATCAAGTCTGGTCCACGCGCGCCAACGATCCGAAGTTGACGGCCCTTGTGATCATCATGCAACGCAGCCACACCGACGATCTTGCGGGCCACGTCCTCGGGCTCGGTGGTTGGGAGCACCTGTCGATCCCGGCAGAATACGAAGGCGACCTGCGCGAGACCAGAATTGGTTGGCGTGATCCTCGGCAGCAGGAAGGCGAACTGATGTGGCCGGATCGTTTCGGCTCTGCCGAAATCGCGGACGCCAAACAGACGCTCGGGTCATTTGGCTATGCGGGCCAGTACCAGCAGCGGCCAGTGCCGGCGACTGGCGGAGTATGGAAAAAGGCTTGGTTCCGATTCTACCGCCGCGCCGATATCCCGGCCACATTCGACACGGTTGTGGCGTCCTGGGACTGCACGTTCAAGGACACACGTACCGCCGATTTCGTTTGCGGTCAGGCGTGGGGCAGAAAGGGCGCCGATTTCTACTTGCTCGACCAGATCCACGGGCGGTTCGACTTCCCGGCCACGCTGGTCCAGATCCGCGCCCTGAGCACACGGTCGAAACACCAAGTTGACGCCGTGTTGATCGAAGACAAGGCCAACGGTCCGGCCGTAATCTCGATCCTGAAGAAGGAAATCCCAGGTATCCTGGCGATCAACCCGCAGGGCGGCAAGGAGGGGCGCGCCGCAGCGGTGGCTCCTATGATCGAATCTGGAAACGTGCTGCTTCCGATGGCCGAAGAAGCCCCGTGGGTGGACGATGCGTTAATGGAGTTCGTCACGTTCCCTGCCGCGAAGCATGATGACCGCGTGGACGCTGCGAGCCAAGCGCTGTTGTGGATGCGCAACAGGCAAACGAAGCTGTTCGCACCAATCTCGGTACGCACGGAGTCCTACGACCGCGTAGATCAGGCGTTCGAGCGGCCAAGCCCGTGGCGGATGTAATGAAAAAACCACAAACCATCGTCACACCGCTGCTGAGAGAGCCGTTCCTCCGGGACGAAATTGACCGCGAACTCGCTGGTCGGCGCTTTCGGGAATTCGTCCGCCAGGCTTGGCCGGTCATCGAGCCGTCAACGCTATTTGTTTCGGGCTGGCACATCGATGCGATCGTTGAACACTTGGAGGCTGTCGCCTGTGGGCAGATCCGGAATCTGCTAATTAATGTCCCTCCGCGCCACATGAAAAGCCTCCTGGTCTCGGTCCTGTGGCCGGCATGGGAATGGATTCGTTGCCCGCAACGTCGCTGGCTCTACAGCAGCTACGCCGCGCAACTCAGCATTCGCGATTCGATCAAGTGCAGGCGTCTGATCGAATCCCCCTGGTATCAGGCTCGCTGGGCGGACCGCTTCGGCCTCACCAGCGACCAGAACACCAAAGGCCGCTTTGACAACGACCGCTCAGGCTATCGGTTCTCCACATCGGTTGGAGGCGCCGCCACCGGCGAAGGCGGCGACCGCATCGTTTGCGACGATCCCCACAATGTTCAGGAAGCCGAATCCGATTCGGTCCGCAAAGCGACGCTCGACTGGTGGGACGTGGTCATGTCCACCAGGGTTAATGATCCGAAAACGTCAGCCAAAGTCGTCGTCATGCAGCGATGCCACCAAAGGGATCTGAGCGGGCATCTGCTGGAGCAGGGTGGATTTGAGCATCTGTGCTTGCCCGCCGAGTGTGAAGGCACCCGCAAGGTCACATCAATCGGCTTCGCTGATCCGCGGCAGGAGCATGGTGAACTTCTCTGGCCCGAACGTTTCGGCCCTGCGGAAATCGAATCCCTGAAGCGCAGCCTGGGCAGCTACGCCGCAGCCGGCCAACTGCAGCAGCGGCCCTCGCCATCCGGGGGCGGGATCATGAAACGTCACTGGTTCCGCTTCTGGCAAATCCCCGGAGCGAATCTCCCGCCCGTCGCGGTTCGGATGCCGGATGGGACGCTGTCGTCGGTTGAGCCAATCACTTTCGCCTACCATGATGAGGTGATCCAGTCATGGGATTGCTCTTTCAAAGACCTGGACACGTCAGACTACGTTGTTGGCCAAGTTTGGACGCGCGCTGATGCATGCTTCCTGCTGCTCGCTCAGGTGCGGGCTCGAATGGACTGCCCCGCCACCGTGCGGGCGGTTCGCGGATTGTCCAACCGGTTTCCCACAACCGTGGCCAAGCTGATCGAGGACAAAGCCAACGGATCAGCCGTCATCCAAATGGCTCGGGCGCGAACTTCCCGGAATCCTCCCCGTCACGCCGGAGGGCGGCAAGGTGGCGCGCGCGGCGGCCGTGAGTCCGCTAATCGAGGCTGGCAACGTGTACCTGCCTCATCCACAGTACGCGCCTTGGGTGAACGAATTCATCGAGGAGTGCGCCGCCTTCCCGAACGGTGCCCATGACGACCAGGTCGATGCAATGACCCAGGCCCTGCTGCGTTGGAACCTGGTTCCCAACCAGACGGTCATGTATTACGAAGAACCGCCGCAGATTAGCCTGTACTGAGGAGTCGTCCACGGGCGAAAGAGGAACCGCAGCAGCGATGGAGGAGAAGGAAAATGGATGAGTGGGACGCGTACGAGTTGAATGCATTGCGGCCCTCGACTGAGGGTGCCTGGTTTCTGTTTGAACCTGCCGAACCGCCGTTCCCTTGCATACCCCCGGAAGCCGAAGTATGGGTGGCGCTGGAGCGGCAGATGTGGGAGTTCTACGTCTTGGCGTGCCTTAGCGATGAGGTTGAGCCACTGTTTCCCGACGAGTCCACGGACCGCGACGGTGAGAGCTGAGATACCGGTTTGCCTTCATCAACCACGTCTCCCGCGCCATCTCTCCCGCTACTCCCACGTGCGGATGGAAGCGAAGCGGCGTGCGCTTGACGAAATCGCCGCACCGCCAGCGCGCTGCCGATGAGAAGCGCAGAGAGGAGGCCGAGTGGCAGCAGCAGAACCGACAATCGTTCAATCGGCGCTTGCTCATAGGAATGGCGGCCGAGAAATCTGTACGAAGAGCCACTCTACGATAATCCACTTTCGGTCAAGTGGGCGGACGCTGGTGAACACTACGGCGTGCGGGAAGCCCGATTCTGGAAGCCCCGTCAACTTCCGGATATGTGACTCGCTCCCAATGCTAAGCGTGGGGCTTAGCCCAGCCAATCTAGAGAGGTCCAGTGGTGGTATCAGTTGAAAG